GTTCCTTCATCTGGTGCTTGAAAGTTGATAGAACCTAGAACATCATCCTGTGCAATATCAGTATCACCAGATTGCAATGTAATTGTTGGAGATGAACCATCTGCTGTGTCTGTGTCTTTGATGATATGTTCACCACCAGAGGTGAATGTCATTTTACCAGCAACTGTTCCTGCGGCTGCAGAACTAGCAGTTGAGAATACAAGAGAAGTTGCGTTACTAGATGCAGAGAATGTTCCTTCTGCAACTGCTTCTATTTTAGAAGCAAGAAGTATCGCATCAGTTCCACTACCTTCGTCTGGTGCTTGAAAGTTTATTGCACCAATGACATCATTTGCAACTACAGTAGTATCACTAGTCTGTAAGTTTAGTATACCACCATCACTTGTTTTGACGTTGATATCTGCACTTCCACCAGAAAATAAATTTGCGAGTTCTCTTGCTCTTCCCATGACGTTCCTTTATTTTTACTTTATTTATCCAATTTTTTTTGCTTCTTCAATTTCTTTAGTTTTTTCATTTTGTTCTTTCACAATTGTAGCATCTTTCCATTGCTTCCTGTAAGGCTTTAACTGCTTTCATATAAAGAATAGAATAAGTAACAGATTTTAATTTTGATTTGACCTCTTTAACATCACCAATCTTTTTACCTTCTGGAATTGTATCTCCATCTTCATATAGAGTACCAAATTCAGAATTAATTTTTATTTCAGAAGGGTCTGGGTCGCTCTCTTTTATTAATTTTGGACTAACTGTAACTAACTCTTGTGCAATAACACCGTAGTCTTGGTGTGAGCCATTAGCCTTCCAATCAAACTGTCTAATCTGAATAGCATCAACCTTGCTACCTGCATCAGCAGAGTCTGTAATGTTTTCTTTAAGACGTTCATCGGAACTAGTGTTGTAAGATGTGGCTGATGATGTTGCGGATACAGACCCCACAGTTGTGCCGTCTCTTCGGAATTGTACAACATCACCATCATTTGTTTTCCTGTCAAACGTACCTGAAGGATTGCTGTCTCTTACGGAAAAAATAGAACCTGAGTTATGGAGTTCAGCACCCTGTATTGTACTTCCGCTAGAAGTCTTACCCACCAATACGTTGCCGTTTATGTCAATCGTCAGCATATTCTGCGCTAAATAATGACTCTGAACACCGTCTGCCGCGTAACCGATGCTAAAGTTATCTGTGTTGTAGCCTGCTCCCATGAACCATGTTCTGTCGTTGGGGTTTGAAGCAGATAGTTTACTATCTTGTATAAAGATACCTGCGCCCCTACCCTCGTATCCTTCCAACACAAGCTGTGCAGTTGCAGAAGGTGCGCCACCCCCATCCGTAGCAACTATTTTTGATACACATCCATTGGCTTGCTGTACGACAAATTTGGAAGTAGGACTAGTATTACCTATGCCTACGTTGCCTGATGAGTCGATACGCATACGTTCAGTAGGTGTAGCACTTGATGAGCTTGTAGCTATGATAAAGTCATGTGAGTTGCCAGTGCTTTGTGCTTCAGCTAACAACGCAACACCTCTGGAATTTCCGTCTTGCCCTGATAAAAGGATACCTTGAGTTCTTCCTGTGTCACCTGAGCCTGACGAGCTAAACTTAGCCGCATAAGAACCGTTAGATAAAACATTAGCTACTGTATCGTATGCTGTTGTAACATCTAGTTTAACATCAGGACTATTAGTACCTATACCTACGTTGCCGTCTTTCTTAATAGTAAGTCTTGTTCCTGTGTCATCTATAAACTCAAGCGCGTCATCGTTGGTATCTTGGTTGCGTATTTGCCAAGTTTCTTGAGTATTTTTTAGTTCAAGTACGGCACTATCAGCGTCAGTAGGTGCAGTAATTCTAGCGTAAACATTACCTGTCCCTGTTACTTCTAGTTCTCTTTGTGGGTCAGTAGTGCCTATACCTACGTTTCCTGTCTCATCTGCAAAAGTTACAGCAGGAGTTGCTGAACCACTGTCGTAAAACTTTAATGCACCTGCCGCACCAACACCAATCTCCCACTGTTCTGCACCAGAGTTTTCTTGTAAGATAATACCTCTATGGTTAGCATTACATTTAATACCTACTGTAGCATCTTGGTCATTTGCAGAGCCTGTTAAATTACCTACTGTTAGAGTGTTTGCAGGACTAGCAGTACCTATGCCTACCTTAGCCGTGGACACATCAACAAACAATGTGTTGGTATTGACAGCTACGTCATTACTAAAGTTAACTACACCAGTAAATGTATCACCTGCTGTGTCAGCCTTAGTCGCTATAGCTGTTTGTATGTTTGTAAATTCAGTTGTGAACTCAGAGCCTTTAATTACCTTACCTGCATTACTTGAAGGAAGACTATCTTTTGCTCCGAAGTTAGTTGTTATCGTATAATTACTCATTTAAATTAATCTCCCTAGTAGAGCGTGTACATCTATTTGTTGTATTGAATAAGGTGCGCCGTTGATAGTAGACTCAATGCCTATGGTTACTACAGCACCACTGCCGCTTGTGTTAACTGAAGGACGTTGTATGTCTATACCTGCCGTATAAAAAGATTCAACATAATTAGGTTCAGGAATTGTAAGGTCATCTTTTGCACCGAACATAGCTACGCTAAACTCAGAGATAGGCGTGTTAGCTAGTTCAGTACTAAAGGCTTTCTTAGTAAACCCCCCTTCATAGTCGTAACCCCAAGCTAATGTAGTCTGTGCGGCTACGTTACCGATAACTGTAATGTTAAATTTCTTAAGGAACTTGAGGTTAGTAGAGTTACCGAAGTTTAGTGGGTTGCTATAGTACGACATCAAATAAGAAGAGCCGTTGTCCTGATAACCTTCATACTTAAATATACCGTCTTCCCTACCAAAGTAAATACTACCGTCCTGTAGTAACGCTAGGCTACGTGGGTTAACCCCTGCCCATGTAGTTACTCTGTTAGCACCGTCAGGCAGAGGACCACGCATATCAAAGCAATATACAGTCTGACTATCCTGTAAAGACAATAAGTAAAATGCTTCATCTGCACTATAGATAGACTTAATAGGGTTAAGTTGTGACCTAACTAACGTAGTTAACTCAGTACGTACATTGTTACTAATGTCACGCATAGGCATTGACTTTTCTTGTATAGTCCTACCAAAGCTACGTACACCATCTTCCGATAGGAATATAATGTCAGTGCCTGTGTGCTGTACAGAGTCTCTAGCAATACAACCTACGCCTTCTACAGTGTCATGTAGTACCATGTTAGCAGGGCTTTCAGCACCAGAGTAGATAATAATTGAACGCTTACAAAAGATAACAAGAAAGTTATTAAAAGCCGACAAAGCTACAATTTCATCGTTACCGTTAGGAAATACATTAGTTAAATCTACAAAACCTGAAGTACCGCCAGTCCAAGCATGACCGTTTAATAAGTCCGACCAGTATACAGTATGTTTATTGTTAGTTACGTCAGCTACCCATAACCTACCAAATGCGGCTAATACTTCATTTCCTTGAGGTGCAGTGCCTGTAGAATGAGAGTGGCTTGACATAGCCTCTAAGACTCCTGAGCCACTTTCGTCTGTATATATTAAAGGCTCATGTCCTCTTTGGAAGAAGTACGTATGGTTGTTAAAGTCTACAATCTTCCAGTTGTTTGCTGATATAGTATATCCCGCAGGAGTTATGTCAGTTAAGGCAGTACCTGAGAATATTTTATTGTTACCCCCTGAGAATACTACCTTGTCACCACTACGGTCTAAAGACTCGTGTAAAGCCTCTACGCCACGACTAGTACCTAAGTTAGAATTGTTTGTAGAAACCGCTGTATAGCCTTTACGCGCCCCTATACGTCCATATTCATCAATGATACAGTTACTAGCGGTAGCCGCAAAGGACTGGTCAAGAGATATAGGTGAATCCTGACTGTTTATGCCCGCAAATCCTGGGGCTTGTACTGTAATGTTCTGTAATTGTTGTGCCATTAGCAAGGTGTCCATACAGTTTCAGAAGGGAATCTAGCGGCATCAAACGCTACTGCATCTGCTAACGTAGTGTCCGCTAGGGCATATAGTTCCTGTGCTGAAGTACCACCTGTCTCTCCACGTTCACGGGCGGCTAAAGCTACTGCATATTGAATTACTGGTGTTGAAGGTACAACTAGTTTATCTGTGTCAAGAGTAAATGGGTCATCTCTATCAACAATGTTAAATCGTAATGTATAGGCTTGGTCTGGCTTAGGGTATAAGTCAACTAAAGCATTGCCGTTGTTGTCCACACCATTCCAAGAGTAGTACTCAGGTGAACCCTTAACAGGCTCTTGTACTAAGTATGCGTTATTCATCCAAGAGGAACTAGCGGGACGCATAAACAAGTTAGACGTATCGTTAATAACGTCTAGTATTTTAAAGGAGTTGTTAGTACCCGTCATGCTGTAACTGAATACATCATTCGTAGTAGTTACTGTTATTGTTTTACGTAGTGCTGACCAATCCCATGCGTCTTCAACAATACGTCTACCATCGTTGACAAACTCTCCTATTAGTTTTACATAGGAGTCTGTTGCGTTTTCTATAGAAGATGTTTCTTCCTCTCGCATTCTACGCAGTACACTGTTTACTAATTGTAAGTAAGTCATTATCCATACCTTCTTAAGTTCATAAAGGGACTAAGCATTTCCTGTGTAGACTTAATCTCTGTGTCAAATTTAAATAGTTCTTTGTCGAATAAACCTTCGACTTCCGTTGGTTGTTGTTGCTGAGGCATTAGTCCTGCTAGTAACTTAGGGTCAAACGATAGTTCAGGTAATTTTAAGTCTAAGTCTGGTAAATCAATATCTGGTAAGTCTGGTAAATCAATATCTACTTTAGGTAAATCTATGTCTATGTCAGGTAAATTTAAGTCAGGAAAGTCTATATCAGGGAAGTCTAAATCTGGTCCTTCTGGTAGTTCTATGTTTTTTACTGCTTGTAACGCAGGGTCTATAAATTCTTTGCCTAAATAATCAAAAGCATCATCAACAGTATCTACTACAAACTCACCTGCGTCTTTACCTTTGTCAATAAGGTCTTGACCTAAGTCTTTAGCTTTTGCTAACGCAGGGTCTACCGCTTCCTCACCAAACTTATCAACGACATTATCAACAGTATCTACAATTCCTTCACCTATGTCTTTACCTTTGTCAATAAGGTCTTGACCTATTTCTTTGCCTTGTTGTAAAGCAGGGTCTACGTACTCTTCGCCTAAATAATCAAGAGCATCTCGGAAGAGCACACGTCTGAACTCCAGTCACGGCTACATCTCGTATGCCGTCTTCTGCTTGAAAAAAAAAAACAAAATA